CCGGTCAACACAGCGTTTGTTAGTAGCGTTGAAGCACCTGTCCCACCGTCAGCAACAGGAACGTCTGTACCGCCTGCCCGATAAATAAGATTACCTTCTACGTTAATATCACCGGCAGATGCGCGTGCAACAGTGGTATCTGTGGCCGCACCTACGTTCACAGCCGTGAATTGAGGGCTATCACCAGTGCCAAGACCCAGGGAGGTACGCAGAGTTCCGTCTTTCTCCAGCCCCATCGAACCTGTCCCTGTGCCGATGACAACAGCACCGTCCGTGACCCCGCTTATGTCGGCCTCAACACCACCGACCTCATGTTTCAGAGTACCGTCAGAGGCAGTAAAGGCCGTGATGGTGGTCGGATCGCCAGAGTTGTCACCGACAATAACCACGCCGTCGCCCAGCACCGACATTGCCGTGACTGCACCCGTACCCGAACCCAGTAATACGCCTCCGTCGGTCAATGTGGCTGCGCCTGTACCACCATTAGCGACAGAAAGTACGCCACTGGCAGCGTCTGCACGACTATAAGAAACAAGTCGCCAGTCTGCCGAAGTATACTCATGTAGCACGGCTACATCTCCAGCCGCTGTAGTAATGTTCTCTCCATCTGGAAGCACCAAGTTAGTGCTGTGGTGGGTGAGGGTCAACGCACCATCAAAGTGCAGTAATATGATCGCCCCTACGCCCCTGGTGGAAATAGATGTGATGGCGGTCGTACCAGTTACATCAAAAGCATTGCCATCACTACCTAGAGTTAGACCTGTGGCACTAGATAGATCCGAGCCTTTTTTCCACTTTGGAAAACCACTTGCGTCTGCGTGGTTAAGGATGTCTGCAGCTAGTGCGGTACTATCAGATGCTATTGTCATGTTCCCACTCCTACCATCACTGGTTTACCTATTAGTTCTAACAAGCGCGGCTTCAGGCGCTTTAGATCCTGTTGGAATATAGCTACCACACGGTAGCCCTTACTGGTCATACCGATGTTCCTGAGAATGTCCCGCGCCCGTCCTTCGGTAACACCGTGGAACGGACCCTGGTACTCCAAGTTTATTCTATAATCGGGCAAGATAAAGTCAGCTCTTGCACCACCTAGTATACTACCACCTAGTACGTTCCGCTGGACGTCAAAATTGATCTTTAGCTCCGTTAATGCCTTATGAATGCGACTTTCGGGACCATTTAGCCCCGGAACTATGGCTACCGGAGGCAAGTCCGGCTTAGTAATGCGCCCTAGTTTCCGCGCCCTAATGAAGATACGCGGTGCTGATATTGCCTTACGGGGACTGGTAAGTAACCTTCTAGGCATTACGGATTAGCCAGTGTGATCGTTACGGTTATCCGCATGGTCTTGTTGGTGGTCTTTGTGACCGCAGCAGCCGGTTGCCCGTGAACGTGCAGGATACCGCCACTGGAGGCAGAAAATAGCCCTACCTCGGCTATAGTGCCGTTACCTTCCGTCGTGCCGTAGTAATGCTCCGCAGTTATCACGCCGCCACTAACCGACTTGGTGTCTGGAGTGACCCGCGATCCTATCTGAGTCCCTATGTCCGTATCACTAAGGGCAGGCGTGGTAGTACCACTGCCTACCGCAATATGGGTCATGGTGGTGGGGCTACTCAGGCCGGTCCACTGGTTTGCAAGGGCTGTAAGCCCCAGGGTCGTTACTAAACTCGTTGCCATAATTAGTTGCTCCTATTCTACCACTCCGCAAAGTCCCAATCGAAATTATCCCACGTCGGGGGCGAGTCAGTGGCTACCACAGACACACTTACCGTAGCAGCTACCGGCACCGATATTTGCGGCCACGGTCCACTCGTAGCGTCTACCATGACCACCTGAGCCTGGCGCTCGTCCTTATCGGCTGCTAATTGCTCCTCACTGGGGCGCAATACAGAGGTCTTTGTGACATAAACAAGGTGCTGCCAGCCCAGCATATCCACAAAACGGACTGGGTTCTCACTTCCTTCCAGCTCTTTTAGGAACTCTAACTGCTCTCTAACTGTCTTGGTTTCCGCAGTTCCATCACGCAAGCGGGTGCCACCCAGCAATAAACCGACCTGATATGCCCGGATGGGGTCCGGCCGGAGCAGGAAACTGGTGGTAAAACGCTCCAGTACCGGTGTCTCGGCGGCATCTGTACCCCGTGTTAGGGTGAATTTAAGGCGCAGGTGCTTACTGGTCGTGGTGATATCGGATTCACTGAACGGCAGGACCGTCTTTCCGTCTGCCGTAACGTCACCCAGAGCGACGTAGTTTGCGCCCTTATCTGTCGAATACGAGACAACTATCTTGCGACCATCGCCCGTGTCAAGGTTACGCGCATCTACTGATATATCCCTGAACGCCTTGAGCATGAAAGGCATACCACCATCAAAGTCCGATGTCTCGAAGTTACCCGTAGTGGGATAACTGGCATGTGGTGTATCCCGCAGAGTAGTGTGTCTTCGGCTGCGTGTGGCTCCATCGTTGAGATATGAACGCGCAAGGTTACGCGAGTAACCACCGGCTTTCATCGTGTCGTCGGCTGTTCCCCTGTACATCTGGTGCCAACCTATCCCGTTATACGCCAGAACTTCGGGTAAATTACTCTCGCCCTGGTCAAAGGCAGCATAGAGGTGAAAGGGTCCGCTCCAGATCCAGATAGGAATACCGTGACCGTGCAGGTCTTTGTTCTCATCACCCTTCATTAGCGGTGTTATATCTATCATGTTGCTAATGATCCCCGACGATAGGCTTATCTTCACGATCCGGCCTAAAATATGGGTATACATAAAGCCATCGTGATAGACTAAAGCCTTGCAGTTACCGCTATATTTCTGGTTATAAAAGCCCGTGATCTCATTGAGGTTGGTGCCGTCATACCAGAAGATAGAGTCCTCTTTGCCAATGATTAGCAGTCCAAATGCTACGCCCAATCCCGTCACATTACTTTCGGGGTTGCCGACATTGATGGCCGAAGACCATGTGGAACCGTTGTCGGTACTGGTCTTTATCGTACTGCCTGTTCCCAATACCAGATAAACATTACCGTCCGGCTTCTCCCAGGTGGTGAAACAACTGGCCTTCTGTCCCGATGCAGGCTGTGACCATGTGTTCCCATCAGTAGAAAGGTACAGGTCAGCACCCGTACCACAAGCCGCAAATACGTTACTACCATGCCGGTGTAGCCAGACAGCACTTGCACCCAGAGTGGTGGAACTGTCTGTCCAGGTACTGTCGTCCGTGGTGCGCCTCACCTTTGTGCCGATGGCCGCCAAGACTGTGCTGGCACCAAAATCCACAATCATAGGGGCAGTCGCTACCTTGCTTCCATCCGTGGAGTTCCACGCGGAGTGCAGGGTTATGTCTTGGTCTGCAAAGGGGAATATATTACCGTCGCTGCGGTAGATCCTTTTGTCACTGGCAAATGTGAGTTGGTCGATACCTTCAGTAATGCCGGTCTGGGACCATGCGTCCCAGAAGCCTTCCCGTACTCTGGCCTCCGTACCTGTGGCGATACGGGGCGCGAAGTCATCTACCCTTTCGGTATTGTATTCACCCGGAGCGACCATGAACCCGAAGGTCGTAGCACCGGCCTTAAGGGTGATATCATGGGTTTCACCAGCAGAAGGCATGACTAGGGATTAGTGACGATATTCTCGCCGTCACGCCCGATAGCGGACTCACCTGCTCCGTAGTCGTGACCTATGCCGATCATGTGGGGAATGTCCCCGCGCCGATTACTCAATTTACTGCGCTCGGCTGCTTGCCGGAACTCACCCACAAGCTCTGCAAAAGGTTTGACATCGAAATGCGCCGCTTTACTGGTCTGCGCTATGCACAACCAGTAGGCACTGTAGTTCCAGAGATAGTCCAACGGCAGCTCTATTGAATCGGTGGCTGCACTTATCCGGTCTACCCTATCGTTATATTGCAGGTGTAGGGTCTTTCCGTTGAACTCGGACACCAGGTCTGATGGTACGACTATCGTCCATGTGGTTCCGTCCTGCCTCTGGCGTATCCTGCGAAGTAGAACCTTGGGGTTATTCGTCAGTGTAACGTATGCGGTAGAGAAGCCCCATTCCACTTCCGGGGTAGCCGTAGGCGTGTACTCATAGGTAGAAGACGTGATGGTCTGACTACTGTCCACATCTACGTCCTTTATGGCAGGCCAAGCGGAGTCAATAGCAGCGTTTACTGCTGCTAGTTTCTGTGTGGTGGTCCAGAGCGCATTAGCACTATCGTCAAATAGCTGGTCTAACCTATCTATTACGGTCTGTCCTGTAACAGCCATTTACTTTTTCCTTCGGGCTTTTCGTTTCTTCTTTTTGCCCGGTTTCTTGTACATCTTATTAGGCATTCATACCTTCTAGGAACTGGGCGTGACTGGGATCCCGTAAATTCAGACCTGTCACGAACTCCAGTAGTTTATCCCGGCCATAACGCTCTATAAATATGTCAGCGAGTTTCGCTTTCATCGCCTTAGTCTGTCCTTCTCCCAAGTGGCATGTATGGTGAAGCAAGGCGCAGTTACGTTCATCGAATATCTTCAACTGCTGTTTTCCTTTTGGCACCGCACTGCGCTTTATGAGCCATTCGTGCATGTCGGTTGCCCCATCTTTGCCACAGTAATCGCAGGTGTTTCCGCGTTCTTGGAACAAGCGCCCCTTCAGTTCTGCTCTGCGTGACGCCTGGCTCACTACTTACGGCTCTTCTTTTTTGTAATGAACGGCGTGCCTTTTATCACCGTGACGTTCTTAGGCAGTTTCTTGGCTACGACACCACTCGCTTTGGGCTTACGGGTTTTTGCCATTTTCGCTCACCTTCCATCCAACTACGATGTTTTGCTGGGCCTTCACTGGCCCGCTTTCCATGTCTATCGTGTAACTGCTCTGATATGCTTCCATGTCCTGCATCCCTGCCATTCTTACCGCTTGGCGTAGGAGTATCATCGTGAAACCGCACTGATGGAACTGCCACGGACTATCCTGGCTCCCGAACACACTAGCCAGAACAGAGACATGCAGATCCTCGTCGCGCACTATCTGTCGCGCTGCCCACTCCAGTGACGGTGTTATTACGTACAACTTGCCCTGCGGTCGTAGGGCTGCCGCCACATTCTGCAATGTTGGTACTACCTGTAGGCGGGGTATGTGTTCGATTACGTGAGACATGAACACCGCGTCGAACTTTCGCTTCAGTTTCAGCGGTTGCGTTATGTCCGCAACCACATCCGGTTTCGTTCCCGGATCCACGTCCAGCGTGGTTATCTTCGCGTCTGGAAATATAGTTCGACATTGTTGCTTGTCTCCACAACCTACATCAAGAACCTGCACCTAGCTCAACCCCTCTATCCCGGACTGCAACTCTGGGTGCTTGTCCTTATAGTCCACGAATTGTTTCCTGTCATGCGGAAACTCACGCCAGTGCTGGCACACTACGGCCGTATCCACCACCGGCTTGTAACCAATCCGTCCTGCTATCTCGCAAAAGAAGTGATCCTCAGTGCGACCGTATTCCATTGCAAAGAACGGAAAGGCACGCGGATCATCATCTGCTTTATGCTTCAACGGCGTATGGAGAACCATGGCCTCTACCTTGGGTTCCATACCATTCGTGGAAAAAGCCAGTTCTTTACTGTCCTTATCCACATCATCCTTATGCACCGGAACGATGCTTCCATCAGGGCGCTGGAACTCCATGTATTGATCCATGATGTCCAGGAACACCCGTTTCTGTATCAAAGTACAACCCATCCCGACGCTATCTACTTCCGCGATGGTGCCATGTTCGTACTCCCAGAGGGAGGCGTACATGCCGTTCTCATCCCGTATGTATGCTAGTGGATTGTGCGGTGGTCTAGCTAGATGATATAAGCCAGCCACGAAGGGACGCCGCATAGCCAATAGGTGTTCAAGGGCGCCTTGTGGCGGGACTGTATCGTCATCTAGAAACCAGAGCCAATCACTATCGCCGTGTACGAAGCCACCCGCTATCTTATTGCGATTATGGTCGGTCCGGCTAAGTCTACGGTCATCTAGGATGTAGTTCTTGTTATAGTCCGGCAGCGCACTGCTAACTGCATGTACCCTGCCGATCTCTATCTTACCTTCCTGGGCAACTGAGACTAACTGCGTTAGTACCGGCTGCCACCAGTTATTGGACTGGAACTTGGAGCAAGCTATGCCTATGTCTACCTTGACGGTCACGGTCTACCTGCTTCCCAGTCCTCAATCCTGTCGTTTTGTGCATACCAATTGCGCTGTCTCTGACAATGGTCACATAGTGCGATCTTGTGCAGATTTGACATCATATCGTGCAACAGGCGTCCATCAGGATCCGGCTGCACCGTAGAAAGGTGCGCAACTACCAGAGGCCGGTTACAGCGGCGACACAGAAACACAGGTCGTGTTTGCATTACCGACATAACCGGCCTCCTTGTAGTCTTACGATGTTACGCTCCTAATCTTATGTGGTTAGGGCGGCGTGTGCCTTGTCCATGCGCACACACAGGGAGAACTCACCTACAACCTCTCCGCGCTCGTAGTCACCTACCTTGGCAAGTGGCTCGAACGTGAATGGGAAGTATGTGACAAATCCCGCACGCTCTGGGTCAAGCAAATACACTGTATTCGCAGGCGCCCAGCGGTCCATAACCAGTTTGAGTTCACCAAACGGGGTCATCACGTTCTGGATAACCATACCGATGGTGTCTTCAGTGCGCTCAACACGCAAGAAACTGGATGAGTCATACAGGTTCTTGATTACCTGCATGTTGGCTGGCGAACAAAGAGCTATGCTCGGTTGACCGCCATCATTGTAAGCCAGTTCCATTCCGTCTTCCAAGTTGGCCTGGGTAATGGCAGAGGCATAGTCCACAGTATTGTCGGTAACGAACGTACCCAAACCACCAAACGCACGCGGCGTGGTAGCGGAGCCAGCTTTGCGGGCGCCGAGGTACATCTGCTTTTCGACAAGTCGCATCAGTTGCGGTACAGCCTTGTTGGACTGATACTCGAACTCTTCAGGGATACCATACTGGGAAACCTGGTTCTGAGTTCTCGAAACCTTGATCTCCTGATGGAATATCTGGGTGTAGTTCGAGCCAACCGTGCGGTCAGTGAACGCTACTGCGTCAGAGTCGTCACCTTCCAAACGTGCAATTCCTACGATGGTTACGGCGGTGTTGTCGGCATGAGTAGCCGCGGAACCGCTGTATGCACGAGTTACGGTGATAACCTCGCCACTAACAGAGCTTACCCACATCTGCTCATCCTCAACGAGAACGATATGCCCTGGTTGGAATATTGAGGCATCGTCTACAGTGATCGTGACCTGTGAGTTGTTGATGTTGCTGCCGTCATTGATAGCGTCTGCGAGTGGTGCGTGGGTGTCCTCAAGCCATTCCATCTTCGTGGATTTTCCATTCACGAAACGGAATTTCTCACTGGCACCGTCCAGACCACCAAGAGCCTCAACGCCCGGAGCGTCAGTTGGGTCAATCAGGTCAATAACGTCCGTAATTACGCGCTTGTGCGGAGTAGTATCCGAATAGCTAGTAATCGGACTGTCTATAACAGCCATGTCTTATTTCTCCTATATATCTAGTCCGAGTTTACGGTATTTCACCCGTAAATCGGTGTGTGCGATCGTGTTCCCGCGCCTAACTCCCTTCTTTGCACGTTCATACTGATCGCGTAGGTCACCCACCTTTCCGGCAGGTGCGCCACTCAGACTGTCCAGGTCGCCACTGGCGGCTTTCTTTGCCAGGGCATCCTTTTTTGTCTGAGCCTCTTCGTCCCGTATTTGCTTTCGTTCCGCTTTGGCATCTTCTGCCATTGCGGACTTAGCCTGCGAGACTAGCTGTTCAGCATTTTGTGCATTTGCCAGACGCGCATCGTCCGCTTTCAGACCATAAGCTGTTGCAATCTGGGCGGTGTAGTCACCCCACGCCTGCCACGCCTGTGCCTGTTGCTGCATGGCGTCGTAGGCTGCGGCTTTTTCGCCGAGAGCCTGTTGTTCTTCCCAAGCCCCAGCGTCTTCATCGCCCACCTGCTCCAGCCGCTGTCGAGTTTGCGACCGAAGGGCGCGTTCTCGCGCCTGGTACTGCTGGTGAACCTTTGCCAGCTCCCTGTCCTTAGATTGATTCCATTCCGCTAGCCATTGCGTGCGCTTGTTTTCCAGAATGGTGTCCGTATCAGGGGTTTCTGGGGCCGCTGGTACGGTTTCTTCCGTAGTTTCAGCTTCAGCCGTTTGCGCTTGTGGTTCAGCGATTTCAGCCTCGTCCGCTTGTACGGTGTTCGTAGTTTCAGCCACGGTACACTCTCCTTATATTAAGTTGTTTTACTGCACCGTCCATTATAGCATGGACGGATCATACACAATTATAAACCAGAACGTACACTACGGGGTTTATATACCCGTAAAGTTGTAGCTAGGTTGGGTCGAGACTTTTGTATCCTACGTTCTTGTCTCGGCGATATTCTACCTGTTTGTTGTGCCCACAGGTAATAAGCCTGTTCAATCTTAGCTAAATCCTCAGGTTTAATACTAGATA